ATACCGGGCAACTCAACCTATATGTACAACAATCTTGTGGACAATGTGCGCATTAATTTAGTCAAAGCCAATGGAACAACACTTACCGAAACGCTATCACTAAATGGTTACGATATTGAAGCTTTGCCTGTTTATCCAGCCAACTTGAATGACTGGACAGGTGCATTCAACATTAGACCAAATGAAAACGACAATCCAGGTTGGAGATATTACGAAGTGTTTGCACGTACAAGTGGTACGCAGTCAAGTGTGAAGTACCGATTCTACAATGCAGCTTACTACGGACAGAAGGATTGTCAAAATGATGTGATTCGTTTAGGATGGGTGAATAGCCGCGGTGGATGGGATTATTTCAACTTCATAAAGAAGTCCGAAATGAATGATGAGATTGAACGTAAAAAATACCGAAAGGTGTTGTTCAATAGCACAACCAGCGTGTTCAGCAAAGACGATCGCGGATTGTTTGAACGTAGAAACTTAGTGCAGCAGGTGCTAACAGTTACAAGTGACTACATTCAGGAAGGTGAGTTTTTATTCCTTCGCTCATTGCTTGTAAGCAATCAGGTTGTATGGATAACACAGCGCAACGGTGAGAACATTGCATTGCCTGTCAACTTAGACGATACTACCTACACTGAACGCAAGACACGTGACGGCAAGCTTTACAACCTATCTTTGAAAGTAAGAATGGCTAACGAATACTGGACATAACATGAACGGAGAAGTACAACTAATAGTAAATAATATCGGGCCTGCGAACGTTGCAAGCATGAGCAATGATCCAACGCTCATGGGCATTGGTGCGTTATCGCGCTTTGTGGTTATCAATTCGCCTGAAGTTGCAGCGTTACCATTAGCACAACCGATTACTATTTACAATGCAGCAGGTGACAGCGTAACCAAAACGCTCAATTCGATAGTGGTTGATTCACCTGTAGCCGGTCAAACGAGATTGAACCTTTCAGGTACATGGGCAGATGATTATTCTGCTGCTGCAGGTGGGTATATTATTGTACAAACAGGCACTCAATACTACTTAGACTTATTCGAAAACGAAAGCATCTCGCAGAACTGGAAGTTTCAGGACTTATCCAACTTCAGCGCACAGGGCGCATTTAGTCGCGAGTTTAGAATACCGATGTCCGATAACAACATCAAAGCTATCGGTCCATTATTCGATACCAACTCCGAACAGGGTGCGGAAAACTATTTCTTCTACAAACTGCCTGCTGAGATTCGTGTAGATACGCTTCCGATTGCAACCGGTTATTTACGTGTGCGCAAGGTGTACAAACAAATGAATCGCATCAATGAAGTAGAAGTTGCCTTTTATGCTGAAACTCCTGATTTGGTGCGCACCATTGGCGAAAAGAAGCTAAGTGATATTGCGGCACTTGCTGATTTGAATGAAGTAGTGAACTATGCTAATGTCACAACCGAAACAGCCGATAGAGTTTGGGCGTTATGCGATAGGGGGCAAAGATGGAGCAATGATGGATCTGTGAATTCACGCCCAATACTTAACCCAAGTACACCCATTTTTCCTGCTGATTTAACACCAGCGATTAGTTGGTGGTTTTTGCTACGTAACATCGTGACTGAAGCAGGCTTTGAACTTGTTGCATCTTCACTTGAAAACATCATTGAAGATTACTACATGCCTTTTTGCAATACAGCACAACTGCAAAATGAAAATGGAAGTAATCAATTTTTCTTTGCTGCATATCCACCTACCAACGTACCTATTCCGTACGGTTCATGGACTGGCAATCCGACCATGACTAACCTAACAGAGGTATTTGATAACAATGGCGCATTCAATCCAACGCTAGGATATTACACAGCATCTGCTGGTGGTCAATTTACTTTCTTTTTGAATTTAGTATTTCAAACAAGCGGTGCAGGTGTAACAAATGCATTTACTGCAATAGAGCCACGTTATTATATCATAAGCGGTGCAAACGTTACTAATTTAACACTTCCGACTTTTTTCTATTCACTTAACACAGCCACAGGAACAGGAACGGGAACACTAAATACTTCGATTGAATTATCATTATTGCCCGGTGATTATGTTTATTTTGAGTTTACCTATGTAAATTTAGAATCCGATGGTATTACGGTAATTAACTTTGATCCAGCAATCGATGTAGAAATAGTTGCAGGCAATGGAAGTAATACAGCTTCGATTCTAGGCATAAATAGTGCAACAGTTACAATAGGACAAACTATTGATTACAGGTTGAACGCACCTGATATGCGTCAAATCGATTTTGTGAATGATGTAATCAAGATGCATAACTGCGCTATTGTGCCAAGTCGCATTGTGCCGAATCGCATTGCAATCGTGCCACAAAACAACTATATTGGAACAGGCGATGTTGTAGACTGGACTAGCAAACTTGATATATCAAAAGACGTAGTTATATCAAGCACCGTAGATATTCAAAAGGCAACTTTTCAGTTTACATATACATCAGGTGAAGATGCATACAGCAAGTTGTATCGTGATGCAAATCGTGTATATGGTGACTTCAAACAGGAAGGATATACCATTAACCCATCTACTGCGCCAAGTGACTTTGCAATAGGTGAACAAAAAATCACACTTGTAACACGAAGCACACCAGCCGCATTTGTACCTGGCACAGGCGCACCTATCTCATGTTTTTATAATGAGGATTTGGAATTTGTTGCACCCGGACCACGCGCATTATTTTATGCAGGAATAATAGACATCAATTTATACAATGATGCAACAAGCAGTGCCGCGCCAACTACGGAAGTTCCTATCCTAAATCATTACAGCGATGCATATCCGGAAGTAACTGATTTGGATTTAAACTGGGCACCCGAAACACCCCCACACTTTTCAACTGTTAGTGCTAATCCATACAATAACCTATTCAACAGCTATTGGCGCAATTACATGAATGAACTTTATTCTCCTGAAGGTAGAATAATGGAAGCATTCTTTGCGCTTGACTTAAAAGATATTCTTACGTTTAGCTTTGCTGATAAGATTTGGATTCAGGATAGCTATTGGCGAATCCTCGAAATCAGTGACTACAAAGTAGGATTGCAGGAAAGCACAAAGGTTAAGCTTATCAAATTCCTTGACCAAATCAATGACTGTTCATCGACACCTGTTGGTGTAACTGCTAATGGTGAAGTTGAGTTTGAAAGTGGAGGTGAAGCAGTAGAAGCGACTGAAGATTGCTGTTCACGCTATGGGTATTTTTGGGATGAAATCAATGGCGTGTGCTGGGCATTCAACAATGGTGGTCAGTTTCGCAATTCATTAGTTGGCGGTACAAGTGCTATACGCGTGAACCCATTTGTAGAAGCGTTAAGCAATATACCTAACGCAATAATAAATGGAAGTAGGTTGGCTATTGAAGGGGGTAACAGCAGCATGTTAATGGTTGGGCAGGATTTGTCCTTAACTAAAAACGTTGGCCGCAGTAATTTGTTAGGGACTAATGCTACAACCAATTTACCGGGCTTGCATGTGGGTGGTGGATATCGTGCTGGAAATTCCGCCAATGCTGAAACAGGGTGGGCGCAATCAGGCGTTACTCAATTCCATGTCAAAGATAGTTTTGCGACAGCAGGTGCTACGCAAGAATTATTTATTGAAGGTTTAGCAGGTGAGCACTTAAACATTCCCGATAGCACCACTATGAGCTGCATGCTTAACTTGACAATTCAAGACGATACGCAAATTGATATTGATGTGGCTTTGCTTTCATTTGGATTGGCTAAAGTAGGTGGTGCTGCATTTGCCACACCTGTAACCGTAATAAGCAATGATACGTTTGGCACAGGCTATACATATACAATTACGATTGATACTACTACCAATACAGACGAGCATCGATTTATATTGACTATAAACGCTGCGCCTGCGTTCCCGGTTACTATCATATCTACAGCATCATTACACTACCAACAAAATAAACTCACATAATGGATTCAATCAAAAACTCAATGCGCTACTTACAGCTAGGCATTAACGCAAAGAAGCAACATAACTATTCGCTACGCAAATGGCAGCGTGTTCTATGGTTTGTCACGCTGTATATATGGCGCACTATCTTGTTTTTCGGACTTATCTATTTACTTTCTAAACTTATTTACTAATGGCTGAACCTATTGTAAGGACCTTTGAGATTGACACCGCGAAAAGTGAGCAGAACCTAAGAAGTTTAGGCAATGCTTTTGACAGCGCAGATAATGCTGGTAAATCGCTAAAGGCACAGCTGCGCGAATTACAGGCGCAGTTGGCGAATACTGATCCACAGACGCAAAAGTATCGTGAGCTTAGTGCGGCAGCAGGTGAGTTGAAAGATAAGGTTCAGGATGCTGCGCAGGCAGTAGGTACACAGGCAGGTGGTGCATTTGAAAAGGTTAGTGGTTCATTAGGGCTTGTCACGTCACGTATCGCATCACTTGACTTTGAAGGTGCGGCTGAAGGTGCGAAGTTGCTTGCACAGAATATCACAGACATTAAGCCGGGTGATATTGCCAAAGGAATTCAGGGAATAGGTAGTGCATTCGCTTCGGTTGGTAAGGCTTTATTGACCAACCCGATATTTTTAGTAGGTGCCGCCATTGCAGGTGCTATTGTATACGCCGAAGAACTGCTTTCGCTCATTGATGGTGTTACCGATGCTGACCAAGAACTTTTAGACGTACAAAAGGAACGTGCAGCGGTAGCAAAAGAGAACTACGATAACATTGTAGCTAGTGAAGCAACACTAAAACGTCAAGGCTTTACTGAAAAACAAATAACAGATTTAAAAGTACAAGCGTTAAACACTGCGATACTTGAACAGCAGGTTGTACTTGAAACAAACAAACAGCAAGCAGCAGCACAAATAGCTGCAGCGGAACGTAACGCGAAGTATCTGCAAACGTTCCTTGACTTTGTTACGTTCCCACAGCGCAAGATTGCAGAATTCTTTGAAGGCTTTGTAAATGGTGCAATCGATATCCTGAACAAATTAGGTTTAGGCATTGAAAAGATAAGTGTAACAGGCATATTTGATGACGTAAACAACTTCATTGTAAAAAGCATTTTTGATCCTGAAGAAGAACGCAAAAAACAGGCGCAAATAATTAAGGATAGTGAAAAGGCTTTACGTGATGTAACTGCTCAGCGCGATGGTATTCTAAATGCAGAAGATGCAAAAGAAAAGGCAAGACGAGAAAAGGCTGCAGCCGATGCAAAAGCAGCAGCGGATAAAGAAGCAGCGGATAAAAAAGCGGCAAGTGATAAAGCCACATCGGATAGATTAAAAAATGAACAAGAAATAAGTGATTTACTCGATAAACTTTATCAAGAAAATGTAAAAGAATTTGAAGCAGCCGAAAAGGCAAAATTGGATGCGGCAAAAAAAGCTGCTGAAGAAGAAGAAGCCTTAAGACTGAAAACTATTGCAGATGAAAAAGCTTTACAACAAGGAAAGTTAGATTTTGCAAAGCAAACATTAGATGGAATTGCACAAATCACAGCTGCATTTGGTAAGAATAACGAAAAGACTGCGAAGCGTGCATTTCAAATTCAAAAAGCTATTAGTATTGCGCAGGCAACCATTAGCACATACGATTCTGCAAACGCGATATTTGCGAGCACAGCAAAGAACCCAATTACAACTATATTTCCCGGAGCACCATTTGTTGCTGCTGGTGTAGCGGTAGCTGCAGGTTTGGCGAACGTAGCAACTATTGCAGCACAGCAGTTTCAAGGTGGTAGTTCATCAGGTGGAAGTGGGGGTGGTGCTAATCCACCTTCATTCGGTGGAGGTGCAGGTGGTGCAACAGATTCACAGCCTGCCACGTTCAATCCATTTGCTTCGCAATTCGTAACAAATCGCCCTGATCAATACACGCCACGTGCATACGTGTTAGCGGGTGATGTATCGAGCCAGCAAGAGGTACGCGAAAACGTAGCAGATTTAGCAAGAGTAGGATAACCAATTTATATTTGTAACATGGAAAAAAGAAAAGTAGTTAAGTGTGTAATTGACGAAGAAGGCCGTTTAGGTATTACAGCAATGGGGCTTGTTGATAGTCCAGCAATCGAGGAAAATTGGATTGCATTAAGCAAGATGCAACTTGCCAAAGTAGATGACGAGCGTAGAATGCTGTATGGACCTGCATTGATACCGGATAAGGAGATATTGCGCTATGATGAGAAAGGCGAACCATACTATGTGTACTTTGAAAAGGCAACAGTGCAGGCAATCGCACATCAATTTTTCAAAAAGAATCTTCAGCACACTACCAATCTGCAACACGAAATACCAGTAACAGGTGTGACAGTTGTAGAATCGTGGTTAAAGGAAGGCAAAAACGATAAGAGCATCCAACTTGGATTGCCTGAGTTACCTGATGGCACATGGTTTATCGGAACCAAAGTAGATGAAGACCACGTATGGAATGATGTAAAGGAAGGCAAGGTGCGTGGCTACAGCATAGAAGGCTTCTTTAATGAAGTAGGTGTGGCTATGAGTGGGGTTAAGAATTACGAAGCCGAGTTGGTTCTGGAATTAGACCAGATACTTGGAGGTTTGGATAAATGATTTTTGCATATATTTGCCGAATCTCGTTCATTTGAGTGTAATAATTGGTTTTAGGTTTTAGATTAAAAAGATAGGGGCAAACGAGCCCCTTCTTTTTTTTTACAGCATGCAAGCACGCGAGTATTCCGCTACTGTCATTTTACTTGCTTTCGCATTTTTCATTACAGCCTTGTACTGCTTTTCAGTTAGTCTTACTGAAATCTTCTTTGTCATGAATTCAGGATTTGCTTTCATAATATGGGTATTTATTTATACTGCTAAGATAAGGCATGTGGATACATGTAACAAAATCGCGTTTTTGCTACTATACCTAAATTATAACGATGTCAAACATAAAAGAACAAATCAAATCCGTATTTGCAAAGTACGGCATTGAGCCGTCAAGCGTTGGTATCAAGTTCGAAGAAGAAGCTGCAGCAACTGAAGTAAAGTTTGCTGTTGAAGGTACTTTGAATGATGGTACTAAAATTTATTCTACAGCCAACGAATGGGTAGTAGGTGTGGATATCTACACTATGGATGCTGAAGGCAATCCAGTACCTGTGCCAGCAGGCGAGTATCTTCTCGAAGATGGTGTTACCAAAGTAGTAGTAGGCGAAGAGGGAATGGTTGCCGAAATCGAGCGTGAAGAACAATCTACTGAAATGAGCAGCGAGGATCTCGTAGCTGTTATCGGTTCATTATCGGAGCGTATCGCAGCTTTGGAAACTGAAAAGACTGAACTATCTGCTGCTGTAGAATCTGCAAAGAATGAAGTAGCAACAGTAAAGGCTGAACTTGCTTCAGTTAAGAAAGCACCTGCTGTTCCTTCAGTTAAATCGCAAGAATTTAAAAAGAATGTTGCACCGGTTGTTGCATCGAATGGTAACTCATTCAGCGACTTCATGGAAAGCATTCGCTCAAAAAAGTAAAATAATTCACCTCATAAATTTTAATTAAAAATGCCAACAACAACTTCACTCACCACCACCTATGCAGGTGAATTAGCTGGTGAAATCGTAGCAAAAGCTTTGTTGCAAAACGTATCTGCACAGTACGTTACAATGAAGCCAAACGTACCTTACAAATCAGTAGTACGTAAAATTGATGACACCGTATCATTTGCGGCTGGAACATGTGACTTTACCCCAACAGGTACTATCACTTTGACCGAGCGCATTTTGACTTTGGAAGAATTCCAAGTTCAGCGTCAAATCTGTAAGAAGGACTTCTTCATTGACTGGACTACTGCTGATGTAATGTCAGGTCGTGTAAACACACAAATTCAGGATGCAATCATTGGCCGTTTGGTTGGTGGTATTGCTGCTGCTAACGAAACTATCATGTGGTCAGGTGTAAACGCTACAGCTGGTCAGTACGATGGATTCGAGACTTTGATCAAAGCAGGTGGTTCAGGTGCTGTATCTGCTGGTTCAGGTGCACTTACTTCTGGTAACATCATTGCTACTATTTGGGACATCATCAACACTGCAAATTCTGCTGTTAAAGGTGCTGCTGAAAAGCCAGCTTTGTACATGGGACAGGCTGCATGGGAAGCTTACATGCAAGCACAGATTGCTGATGGCAATGGTTGGTACTTGACAGGTGGTCCTGAAGTAAACAAGCGTTTCGTAGGAATGTACGAAATCTACGTTTGTCCAGGTATGACTGCTAACAATATCATCTTCGCTCAACCAAGCAACTTGATGTTGGGTACATGGCAGGAAAACCAAATGAACGAAGTGTTCATTTTGGACATGCAGAATCTTGATGGTTCACAGAACGTTCGCTACGGTGCACGTTTCTACTTGGGTGCACAGATTGCAGTTGGTGAGGACATCACCTATTGGGGTGCATAATCAATAAATTCATAAAGGGGGTGTAACAGCCCCCTTTTAACCAACTAAAAAAATAATAATATGGCTTGTGAATTAACAACTGGCTTTACACTTGGATGCCTTGAAGGTATCGGTGGTGTTAAAGAAGTATTGATAGCGAACTATGAAGATTTCGAAACAGGAATCACTTACGGTGGTGCTAATGGCGAAGTAGATGGATTGCCTACTGCAACAATCTATCGTTACGTTCCATTTCGTAACTCAGGTTCATACGTAGAAACGGTGCAAAAGAATTTGGAAACAGGTACTCTGTTTTTCTCACAGGAAGTTGGATGGACTTTCGGTAAGTTGAACCAAGATATGCGCAATGAATTTTTGAATGTTGCTAAGGCTAAAATGATTGTGTTCGTTCGCACGAATGACGATCAAATTTTGCTCGTTGGCGCAGGTGAAGGTTCACAGCTTACAGCTGGTACTGTTCAATCAGGTGCGCAAAAGGCAGATTTGATGGGATATCAGGTTACTACAGTTGCAGAAGAACTTGCACCTGCTGTACACCTTGAGCCATTCACAACAGTTCCTTTCGATAACTTTGCTGGAATTACTGTAAGCCCTGCTTACTAAGAATTTGTTTTCCGTTCTGTGTGTCTTGTTGTATTGTAAAGGGGGCAGGTTTACACTTGCCCCTTTTTAAATAAAAGAATAAATGATTTATCTAACTACAAATACAATCAACCAGCAAGTGTACTTATCACTTGACGAAGCGCGACAGTATTACAGCACAGCATTTACGCACTATCTTATTGTTCTCACACACGAAGAAAATAGTACAACCGGGAATGACCTTGCACAGGTAGCCACGATTGTTAATGAAACAGTTCGTGTTACACAGCTTACTATTAGCACAGTTGGATTAACTTTGGCAGGTAGATACCGATACGAAGTGTACGGACAAAATTCATCCAGCAATACCAATCCTACCGATGCCGCAGTTGTTGGCATTGTTGAGCGTGGTTATGCTGTTTTAAATGACAACACAAGTTGGTTTGATGTGCCAATCAATACCATTCCAAACGATATAATCTATGAACCATAACGAATCAAATATAGTTTCGCTGAAGCTCAGTGAATACGTAGCAAAGAGCGATGCGGAAAAGGTAGACCGCAAAGGTTGGGTAAACTACGGAGATGCAAACGACTTTCCGCAATACCTACGTGATTTATCACACGAATCACCGGTGCATGGTTCACTTGTTGTTGCCATTGGCGACATGATTGCAGGCAAGGGCATTCAATCAGAGCAATATCAGGCCGAATTAGACGCGTTGAACATCGATACTTTAACCTATGCAGCCGCGCATGATTTAAAGTTGTTTGGTGGTTTCTACATTGAAGTAATTTGGAGCAATGACAGAACGGTTATATCAAAGCTAAACGCTATACCATTTGAAGAATGCCGCATTGCAGTGAATCAAGATGACGATACTGAAATAGGAATTTTCCACAGCTACGATTGGAGCAATACACGCAAGAAAAGAAATACTCCTGAATTCATACCGAGGTATAATTATTTGACACGTGAGCAAGAGCCACGTCAAATCTATTGGTGCTTTACTTACACTGGTAGCGATGTGTATCCACGCCCTGATTATTGGAGTGCGATTAACTACATCGAGTTAGACAAGCAGATATCTATATTCCATATCAACCAAATTTCAAACGGTTTATTCCCTTCTACAATCATCAACTTCTACAATGGTCAGGCAACACCTGAACAGAAGCAGCAGATGATGATGGATTGGGAAAACAAAATGAGTGGTGCGCGTAACGCTGGTAAGGTTGTTATGTTCTTCAATGAGCGCGATCAACCTAAGACCGAAATAACGCCGTTCCCTGTAAACGATGCAGACAAGCAATATGCATTGATGAATGATACAGCGCAGCAAAAGATTATCACCGCGCATCGTGTGACTACGCCACTGCTTTTCGGTATACGCGAGAATACAGGATTCGGCAGCAACAAAGATGAAATGGCTGTTGGTTTGGAGATATTCAACAAACAGGTGATTGAACCGTATCAGGCAAAGATTAACTATAGCTTAGAAGAATTATTGAGCAATCAAATGCCCGGTGTAACCTTTGAGATTATACCAAACACACCATTGGCTGTTGAGCAAGCTGAAGCTGTCGCAGATTTAACAGGTGGAACTACTACCGATGTGGCTGCTACTGCTTTAAATGGTGCGCAGATTACTTCACTTGTAGATATCGTAATGCAAAGTGCTTCGGGTGCTGTTCCTGTGACCAGTGCAAAGGCAATCGTGCAGGCTGCATTCCCAACTTTGCCACCTGCCACTATCGATGCAATCTTCGCCGATGTGTTACCCGGTTCATTGTTGCCTACGGAAGTGATTCAATCTAGTGTTGAGTTAAAAAAAAAAGTAGCTGCT